GGTTTAAATCGTACAAAGAAAGCGGAAAAAGAGACGCGGAAAATGGCGTGTATCAACCGCCGTATCCGGCCAGCGAATATGGCGAAGATCCGGAAAATGATGATTGCAATGCGGCCTACAAAACAGGATTTATAGCCCGACGTCAAGAATTGGGCGACGATTTTAAGTGGGCGTGAAAATTGGCGCGTCGACAACGGCGTGAATACAACGATTATTTGCGGTCTCCGGCATGGAAAGCTTTGCGGGCTAAGGTGATATTCCGGGATATGGGACAGTGCACGGCAATGATTGGACCGCGTCGGTGCGGATCGCGCCGTAGCGTTGAAGTGCATCACCTGACTTACTTGCGCTTTGGCCATGAGGCTTTGGAAGATTTGGTGACGCTTTGTCATGAGTGCCATGTAAGATTGCATAAGAGGAGATAGGTTGAGATGAGAGAAATGATCTGGAACGCAGTGCGATCGAAACTGACAGAAGGAATGATTTTGCCGTGGTGGGCGCTAACAGTGCGGGCGGTGCTGTACCCGTTGGAGTTTTTTTATTGGCGCATGAGCCAGCAAACCGGCTACCAGTGTCTTAACGACACTTGGCTGATAAACGGAGTGACCTACTCTAACGAGGCGCTGCGCTGGATGGCACAGGCACAAGGCGAGACGTACCGAGTGACGCGAACCGGCAATACGGTGACGTTGGAACGAGTGCATAACGAATGCGATGGCTGCGAAACTGAACAATTGCGGTATGAGGTTGAAAAATTGAAGTCTTTGGTTGCCGCCTATGAAAAACTTGCAGAAATACAGGGCCGTTTCAAAGAGCGCTCGGATCGTCTTGGGTTTTCTGGCTGCTCCGTGTGCGGGATAGGATCAGACGGCAACGCCATGGGTTACGGGTGCTCGCGGAACGACTGCCCTTCGGCTAATCGATGCGGAGACTTTAAATGACCGCCGACAAACAACACCGCGCCGAAACATTTGGCGCAGCTTATATTGAAGACACGCTGGCCCAGCGGGGAAACCGCTATGGCGCGTTTCCTGGGCACGCCAAGATCACTCAGAGCATCAAGCGAGCAATGCAGGATAGTCCAAATTGGGAAGACTTGACGGACCAGCAGCGTGAGGCACTGGAAATGGTGGCTCACAAGATCGGCCGAATTCTCAACGGCGACCCAAACTACCACGACTCGTGGCACGACATCATTGGCTACACAAAGCTTGTGGCCGATGAACTGGCTGGATAACGCATTGCCTTCAAAGAAGAACCTAATGACCACTGAAAAAACGCCGTGCAACGTCCTTTTGAACGACCAGTTGGGCCCTGTTGAAATACGAGACAACGCTCAAGTGATGGTCTATCGCTGCCGGAAGTGCGGATACTGCGACAAATATGGCAAACAGTAAGCGCGGTGGCCCAGAAAGGGGCCAAGGTCGCCCACCAGTGAAAGCTGGCGAGAAAACCGTAACTGTGAGCCTGCGCATGACGCCAGCACAGCGTGAGAAGTTGGATCGCCTGGGCGGGGCTAAGTGGGTGCGGGATCAGATAGACCGCGCCAAGGAACCTAACGATTGAATTAACCGGCGCCCTGAGCGGCAACGGCTGCGATGACACGGCGCAGCGCAACGGCATTATCTTGGCTGCGAACCTGCTGATGAAGCGCATTCAAGGGCCTAACGACCTGTTGAGCGGAAAACCCGCAGAGGAAAGCCATGAACAACGCACAAACTAGCGAGCTGGGTTTTCCGCTCCAACAACCTGTTGGGCGTGGCGACTATCCCAGCGTAGTGGCTGCCGCCATTGTGGGGCGCGACGGGATTGTTTACCACCTTCCGCCACCAGCCCGACACCATGATGTAGGTCGCCACATGCTTGAGCAAGGGCACCCCAGACCGTTTCCTGGAGGCGATGCGCAAGGCTTTCTGTTGAGCAATGGGGAATTCGCCAGCCGTATTGCTGCGAGGACTTGTGCCATTGCCAATCAGCAACTACTTCCTCGTGCTGGTAAAACTGCCGAATTGTACAGCGAAGACGTATGGTGACGCCCAAAGCAGAGCTAACCGGGCGCGGCCTGGAAAGCTGAAAAACAAAACCGTACTATAACCGCGCTCCGGTTGAGCGACTTGTTAGGCTGGCGGGCGCTCAACCATGAGGTGGATCGGATGACGGCCCACTTTGAGCATAAACAATTCCCAATAAGCAAAGGGAATTGTCGTTGGGCGGGAAGATTGCCCCTCCCACCGTTGCCACGTCACAGTAGATACTTCTACCAGTGACGCAGCTTCGGATGAGGATGACTAGAGATGTTGGAGAACTTTATGCACATGAACACTGATGAACAACATACGGTTGAAACCTGCGGGCCGCTTGAATCCGACCCGGACGGCAAGAAACCGAACGAGGCCGGCGCGAAGCTTGACGCCGGCAAGAACCGGCTTGGCCTGGTGATGTGCGGGTTTGCCCGTGCGCTGCAAGAGGTCGGTAAGGTTGGCACCTACGGCGCCAACAAATACACCGACAACGGCTGGGTGGAAGTTCCGGACGGCGAACGGCGCTACACAGACGCCATGCTGCGCCACCTGTTGCGCGAGGCGACCGGCGAGGAACACGACCCCGACACCGGGCTGCACCACGCCGCGCACGCTGCATGGAATGCGCTGGCAAGGCTGGATTTGGCACTGCGCAACGCATCTAACGCCACGTTAAGGCGCGTGCCGGACACGAAACTTTAACCGTGCGCCGAACTATGGCGCACACTAAACTTAAACCGCTGAACGGTCGGCACGTCGCTTTGAACGACTTGTTAGGCTTAATAAACAAAGGAAAAATATGCTATTAATAGGCGATACAGAATGCACAATTGCCACGCTTTTTGAATTATTAAAAGAGGTTGTGCAACCAGAGAATTTACAACTTAGTTTTGATGTAGTCGCACGAATAAGCGATACAGGGAAACCAATTGCAGAAATTAACGTTGGTGAATTAATAGGAATCCTCGAAAGTTTTTTTGATGTTGATGATGATGAACCCAAAAAAACCTTAATGGAAGCGGTTGGACACATAGTAGAAGAAAGCGAACTTAAAGAAATACTAAGTATGGGCGCGGATTTAGTCAAAAAACCGTAGTGGCGCCTGACGCCAAGGTAAGCGGCGTGCCGCCACAGGACTAAAAGGTAGCGATGAAGATGGAGCAACTGCAAGCGTTTGACGGAGGCACATGCGGCACGTCCGACTTGACCGACGTGTTAGGTGCCGTACCGCCAGCGCCGACTTTTAAGCGGCTGGAGTCGGTGTGGATTGGCAAGGACAACGCGCTTCTTGACGCGATGTTTGAGTTCTACGCGCCGAGTGCGAAGCGGGTGATTGATGTTTGCTCAAACGCTCGCAGGATGTGGAAAGGCAGCGCGACAGGCGCAAAGGTGGCGTACTACGACCGCGACCCGGCGATGCAACCAGATGTTGTTGCCCACTGGCACGACATGCCTGATGCTGACGGCACGGTGGATGTGCTGGTGTATGACCCGCCGCACCTTCCAGACGCAGCGGCAAGCCCGCAGTCTTTGGCGCGGTACGGCAAGGACTACGGGCTTGGCAAAGGCGTGAAGGCTGACAACGTAGGCGAACTGCGCGCACCATTCCTTGCTGAAGCGAGGCGCGTGCTTAAACCGGACGGGTTAATTTTTGCCAAGATCAAGGACTACGTGCATAACCACAAATACCAGTGGAACCTTGAACTGTTCAACGCGGCGGTACGCGAAGCAGGGCTGATGCCGTGTGACTTGATTATTAAGCGCGACCCATGCGGCGGAAACCTGAAAAGCGGGCGCTGGCAACGGGCGCACCACGCCAAGAACACGCACTGCTTTTGGGTTGTGGTACGAAACAGCAAGCGGTGCGAACCCAAGGCACCTAACGCAAATTAGACACCTATTTATGTGTATAGCATTTTTAACACAACAAATGGAAAACAAAAATGGCAAAACCAATGAAGAAAACCGAAGAGCAAAACGACCTGTTTCCAGAGGAGCCGGTCGTTGGTGCTTTAGCGATTACTGATTTTAAGGTTAATGGCGCTGAAGTGAAGGCGACGCTCGTCGGCGTGACCAACGTCAACGATGTGGCTCGGCTGAATACGGTCTGTTGGCAGCAGGCGGTGGCGCAATGGTTGATAACATTGCACCAGGGCGATATTGATCAAGCGATGGTCGATGTCAAAAAGGCTTATGTGCATTTCGTCAATTTGAACGGCGAGCCGCATCGGCCGACACCGGATAGCGGCTCTAGACCTGGGACGGTGGATATTACTGTGGTGCGTTAATTGTTTTTTTCAGTTCCTCAATCAACGCGTCAATAGCCGGTATCCATTCCGGCCTGACATACCGCGTTAGGCACTTCAATCCATCAGCCTTGCGCCGATCGCGCAGGGCTTTTTGGTGGGGGGCGGATTTTTTCATTGTTTAATTTGCCATTAATTTATTGAAAGAGTCATCGTAAGCTGACTCTTTCATGAAGTATCTAACAAGTGGGTCGGTTTCGGATAAGAATTTTTCTGATTTCTCTACATCGTGCATTGCTTTCAATGCCGATTCTTTTGCGCCTTGTGCTTTGTAATCATGCAAAGCCTGATGAATGTTTGTCGTTTCGTTGCGACTAAAACGAAGGCATTCATACAACAAAAATTCCTTTTTATCTTGCGTTTTCCTTGCTTTTTTATAAAGCTTTGAAGCAATAGCTCCAAAGTTTTTCATATCGCCGCTTTCAAATGCAGCGATCAATTTTTTATTGCCTATTTTTTCTAGTAAAGTTTTCATGTCCGCTCTCGTTTTGGTTTGGTTAAGCCATCCTTGGCGTTTACCTCCGTGCATTATGTCCACTCTCCACTGCCCCAAACTTTTTTCTAGTCATCGTTATCATTATCAGGACGGTAAACGCATGAGCCGTACTGATCGCTAACGAAAATATCGCCTTCCTTGTACTCGTATCCATCTAGTTCCATGTTTTTTGTTACTTTTCCATACTCCACGACATCCAGAGCGTCTACGTTTTCGTAACGTATATCTTCATTTATTTTTTGTTCTATTGTTTTCATTTCTGGAATAATCCATCCTTTCCCGATCATTTCATTGATCGAGTATTTGCCGTGCTCAAACACGGCTTTAAATCCCTTTTTATAAAGCTCAGGTCCATAGTGCTCGTGGACTTGAGCGATTGCGGCATCCCAGCCGACAAAATTTACGTCAAGGTATTCATTAACCCAGGCATCAAATCCATATGTGGATCCTTCCGACTCTACAGCTGTTACGGTCTCAATATCAATTGAGACTTTTTCAGCCGAGTTAAACCACTCGGCTTCTTTGTTGTAAATCTCATCGACGAAGCTTTGTGCTTCGTCTTGAGTCTGAAATTCTTTTCCGCCAGCGCGGAAATAAAAGCTGCCTTCAGGCAGTGTTTTTTTGAACATGAAGCAATAGCCTTTTACCTCTACTGCCTCGATTGCCAGCTTTGGTGCTGGCTCGTGACCCATACGGGCCGTTACGCTGCGTCCCTGCATCTTTGATTCATTTTTTTTGAAAGAGATTAAAAATTTCATGGCTTCCTTTGGTTTGTGTTGGTTTTTAAAAAGAGGGATTTTGATTTCTCAAATATTGCTTCCACCAATTTTTGGCTACCGCTTCGAGGTTTCCGGCGGCGCTTATTCTTACTGTAGAGCCGATCATATGGCCGCCGGCACAAATTTGTGACCCATTTACTCTGACATACCCGCCATTGCTAGGAGCGGTAAAAATTTGTTTGCCGAATTTTCGGCTGTTGATTGTATATGTGTTCATGGTCTTTCTCCGGTTAATTCAGTCCGAACTAATTCCGAACCGTTGGATATATTAAATCACACATCACGCGTGATGTCAAGGAATTTAATTATCAGATATAAAATTTTTTTGCTTTATAATTCAACAATGTTTAATTAATGGCAAAATCGCTCTAATATGCGTAAAAACAAGCTCACTGACAAACGGCAAAGGTTTGTGGATGAGTATTTGATTGATCTGAATGCAACTCAGGCGTGCATCAGGGCAGGTTATTCAAAGAAAAATGCAGACAAAATTGGTCCTGGCCTGTTAGGGGATATTAGGATTTCTGAGGCTATCAAAAAAGCGTTGGATAATCGATCAGAACGGACAGAAATCACCCAAGACCGGGTTTTGCTGGAAATAGCCCGGTTGGCGTTTAACGATCCCAGGCGGGCGTTTGACTCGGGCGGAAAATTACTGCCGATCCAGTCTTGGCCGGATGATGTTGCTGCGGCTATCAGTTCGATCAAAGTAACCGAGGAAAAGGGCGCGGATGGGGCGGTTATTTCGCAAGTCAAAGAGGTCAAGTTTTGGGACAAGGGCAAGCAGCTAGATCTTGCCGGGAAACACCTTGGGTTGTTTTTAGAAAAAATACAGCACTCTGGGAATGTCCAATTTTTGCTTGATAAGCACGATCAATCATCATGACATTTGAGTTGACAGCAAAGCAAGATGAAGCGCGTCGGACTGTGTTATCCGGGGTGGCTGTGCACATTTGTTTGTTTGGCGGGAGCCGATCGGGCAAAACTTTCTTGCTGGTACGTCAAATTGTTTTGCGGGCGCTAAAAGCATCCGGTTCGCGTCACGCGATTTTTCGGTTTCGGTTCAATGCGATCAAAGCGTCGATCGTCATGGATACTTTCCCAAAAGTGATGGGTCTGGTTTTTCCGGGAGTGCAGTACACGATTAACAAAACGGATTGGTTTGTCGAGTTTGCCAACGGGGCTCAGATATGGTTTGCCGGGTTGGACGACAAGGAACGAACGGAGAAGATTTTGGGCATGGAGTTTGCGACAATTTACTTCAATGAAACGTCGCAGATCCCATATGCGTCGATCAACATCGCGATCACTCGATTGGCGCAAAAAGTTACTCAAGATTTGACTGGCGAAGCGCTTAAGCCGCGATGTTTCTACGATTTGAATCCGTCCAGCAAGGCGCATTGGTCATACAAGCTCTTCGTATTAAAAGTTGATCCGGATTCCAAGCAGCCATTAAACAGCCCTGATCATTACGTCAGTTTTCAGATCAATCCGGTCGACAATGTTCAAAATTTGTCTGACAGCTACCTGTCGACGTTGCAGTCTATGTCGGCCAGAATGCGGCAGAGGTTTTTGGATGGCAAATATGCGGACGCGACGCCAAACGCATTATTTGCCTACGAAGACATTGAAGCATTCCGGTTGATGAAGGGTTCTGTGCCAGAACTGATTCGGGTCGTGGTCGGCGTTGATCCCAGTGGAGCCAGCGATGACAACGACGACACACATAATGATGACATTGGGATTGTTGTCGGCGGACTTGGGATTGATGGCCGAGGTTACCTGCTTGAGGATTGTACGGTCAATGCTGGGCCTAGGGTTTGGGGCGCTGTAGCCGCGTCCGCTTATGACAGGCACGCCGCAAATTGTGTTGTTGGAGAAGTCAATTTCGGCGGCGGCATGGTCGAGCATGTGATCCAGACCGCCCGGCCACGGACGCCATTTAAGCGGGTCACGGCGTCTCGTGGCAAGCATGTCCGGGCTGAGCCGTTTTCCGCACTGTACGAACAAGGAAAAATAAAACACGTCGGCTATTTCCCAGAGCTTGAAGATGAGATGTGTGCGTTTTCGACGACGGGCTATCTAGGAGGCAAATCGCCAAACCGTGCGGATGCCTGGTTTTGGGTGCTGACTGAGTTGTTTAGTGGCATTGTTTCCCCTCGTAAAATGACGATACCATTCGTTCCTCAAATCACTGCTGATCAGACAACAGGTTATTGACATGCACGACCAGATTAATACAGATATGACTGCCGATAATGAGCAGCTCAGATTATCAGAGCAGCTCCAGGTATTCGGTCACGGCCTTCAGCGTCTAGCGCAAGAGCAAATAGGCATTCGCCAGCAAATCGAGGATCGATGGCTGGCCGATTTGGAACAGTACATGGGTCGATACGACGCTAATACCCTGGAGCGACTCAAAAAGACCAATGGCTCTCAAACATTTGTCAACATTACGCGGGCCAAAACGACAGCGGCTGAGTCTCGCATATCCGATATGCTATTTCCGTCCGATGACAAAAACTGGGGAATACAGCCGACTCCAGTGCCTGAATTAGCGAGGGTGGAAGCTGATAGATCAATTGGCGCTAAATCGGATATTGCCAAGGCGTTAATCGAGGATGCGAAAAAACGCGCCGAAGCGATGACGCGAGAGATTGACGATCAGCTTGTCGAAGCCGGTTATCATCAGGTTGCCAGAGATGTGATCCACGATGCGTGTTTGTTCGGTACCGGCATCCTGAAGGGTCCGATCGTTATTAATAGGACTCGAAAAAGCTGGGAAAAAGTTTCTGGCGCCGTGCATGTTTTGAATATGGTCAACGAATACCGGCCTGGGTGCGAGCGTGTAAAGGTGTGGGATTTTTTCCCGGATATGTCGGCTTCGACTTTGGACGAGTGCGGGTTTGTATTCGAGCGCAGGTATTTGACAAAAAAACAGTTGATCGGTCTAGCCAAACGGCCAGGGTACCTTATAGACCAAATTCGCCAAGTGATTGCGGAAACGCCGAAACAAATATCAAGCGCTGGCGGGACGCATATATCACGAATGCGCGAAATGTCGAGCCTGAACGTTAATCTGGATGATAATCGATATGAGGTTTGGGAGTACCACGGGCCAGCGCTTAAAGAAGATTTAATTGCGTGTGGTTGTGAAGTTAATGATGATGAGTTGGCCGAATTCGATGTTATTGTGACGTTCATTAACGGACGCGTCATCAAGGCGGATTTGAATCCGTTGGAAACCGGAGAAAATCCTTATTCGGTATTTTGTTATGAGGACGACGATACCAGTGTTTTCGGTATAGGTATCCCGCATCTGATGCAAAACGAGCAAAAGATAGTCAATGCGGCTTGGCGGATGACGCTCGATAATGCCGCGTTGTCTACTGGTCCACAAATTGTGGTCAATCGCGAGATGGTAATACCGGCTGACGGTTCATGGGATCTCAAAGCAAAAAAGGTGTGGTGGTTAACCGATCCTGATCGGCGAGTCGATGATGTGTTCGAGACGCACGAGATCAGCTCCCATCAGGACGAGTTGACGCAGATATTCGAGATGGCCAAAAACATGGCCGACGACGTTACCAGTCTCCCCATGCTAGCCCAGGGCGAGAAGGGCGATGCCCCGGACACAGCGACCGGCATGTCGATGCTGATGAACAATAGCAATGTGGTCTTGAGAAAAGTGATCAAGGCATTCGATGACGGCATAACCAAACCATTTGTCACGCGCATGTACGACTGGAACATGCAATACTCTGAAAAAGAGGAAATCAAGGGTGATTTTGAGATTGACGCCCGCGGCTCTTCAGCGTTACTTGTCAAAGAGACTCAGACGCAAGCGTTGCATAATCTATTGCAGATAGTCACTAATCCGGTTTATGCAGGTATTACCAAAGTGCCAGATTTGCTACGAAAAGCGGTTGAAGCTCAGCACATATCAGCGGACGAGATAATCAAGACCGAACAGGAAATACAAAGCGAAAGCAGCACTGAAAACCCAGAAGCGGCGCAACAAAGAAAGCTGATGGATTTGCAAATTAAGGAACTTGAGGCTCGAATTGACAAGCTGAATTCTGAGGCCACTGTCAAAAATATCGAGGGACTGTATTCGAGCATGCAGGCTGCCGGCGTTGCCGCTACCGATCCGCGTATCATTCCGATTGCCGACTCGATCGCAAAGAGCAGCGGATTTGTAGACAAAAACGGATCGCCGATCGCCGAGGCTCATGACGTTATACGGCCTGGGCCAGTGCCGGTATCAAACAATACTGATCCACGTTTCCCTGCCAATCCTGACTCGCCGTTAACTGGCGTTAGGCAGGGAATTGAGACGCAGCGTATAGATGGTTAAAACAAGAATGTTTGACATTGTTGCAATTTTGCTATAATAAAACAACAATTAAACATTGTTTAATAAAAATGGTCGATACCCAATCAGAAACATGGAAAGCTGTCGATTCCTGGCTGGATGATCAACTTGCCGGCATTGCCCGTAAATTAGCATCCAAAACCAGCAATCATGAAGATACTATGTTTAACCGTGGAGTGCATGCAGCATTTCTTTCGTTGAAAGAGATGCCGCACCGGTCGCCCATGCAGCCGGTTGATTTGTATGATTCATTCAATTAATTAATAGCCAGTCGGGAGACTTGCCGCATGTCTGACACCGCCGATGTAGAAGGCCGTGAGATAAACGAAAGCGAAGCGTTTGATAATTATTTTGATGAGTTTGCCGGTGACGGTGAGCAGTCGAACGATTCTGATGCAAAATTGCAGGGTGATATAAATGATAAGCCGGATAAGATTGACGGCAATCATGATGATCCTGTCAATGACCTTGAAGAGCTAAAACGGCAACTATCGTCAATCGCTAAAGAACGTGACGATTTGCAACATAGTTTCAAATCTCAGGTCGGTCGTGTTTCTGCGTTGCAGCGAAAGATCGATGATCTGATGGCAACTGGCAACAATACAGCGTCCAGTCAGGACGCGGTTGAAACGCCGAATCCATCGGTAAAAGATCGAGAAATACAACAATTGCTGGATGATTATCCGGAAATTGCCGGGCCGATTCTGAAAGCTGTAGAAAAAAAATATGGTGATTTGTCTGGGGAAATTGATAAGCGCTTGGCGCCGATCGTTCAAGACCAGCAGCAACGATATATTGAGTCACAAGTGTCGATTATGGATAGTCAAATTCCAAATTGGCGGGATACTGTGAATTCTGAAGAATATGCGAACTGGTTGTTGGAGCAGCCCGATCCGGTTCGTGGTATGGCGGAATCCATACACGCGAATGATTACATTTGGTTGATGAAGCAATTTAACAGCCAAAGAAAAAATAATCCGGCTAATGATGATGTCGGACAAAAAGCGCTTGAAATCGTCGAACGACGCCAGCAAAAACTGGCCTCGAATGTGGCGGTAAAAAGCACAGGACAAAGTAATAAAAGCACTCCACCAGACGATTTTGATTCGGCCTGGAATTATTACGCTGCTAGAAAATAGTTATATACGCACTGTCGGGAGATAGTGCAAAGCCGGGCTTAGCCCGGTTCCCATAGTGGAACAATGCAGTAAACGACGGTTTTGTTTGCCGCTCATTAGTTGAGCCGCCCAAAAGATAATCCCTCGTAAGTAACTGAATTGAAAGCTATTTAAACAGTTTTTAATTTTACTTCTGAGGATTTTTGAAATGGCTCAAACGTCATATGGCTCAATCAGCCAACGCACCGCGGCCTGGGCAGCCACTGAAATGCTGGCTCATGCCGAACCCATCCTGGTTTTGTCCAAATTCGGACAAACCAAACCCATGCCAAAAAACAAGGCCGATACCGTCAAATTCCGTCGTCCGGTCCCGTTTACGGTTTCCACTGCCCCGCTGGTCGAAGGCGCAACTCCGTCCTCACAACAAATGAGTTACGAGGACGTAACCGTCCAACTGCAACAATACGGAGCAGTCACCGAAATTACCGATAAGGTTGACGACCTTGCTGAAGACCCTGTGCTGAAAGACGCATCGATGCTGTCTGGTGAACAAGCCGCAGAAACCATTGAGATGGTAACTTACGGCGCAATCAAGGCGGGCACCAATGTGTTTTACGACACGTCAGCGCATACAACCCGCGCATCTGTAGATAGTAAGCTGACTTTGAATCGTCTGCATGCGATGGTTCGCGCGTTGCGTGCGAATCGAGGGAAGACGGTTACCAGTATGTTGGCCAGTTCACCCGGTTATGCCACAAAAGCGATCGAAGGCGGTTATATCGCGTTCGCGCATACCGACATGGAGCATGACATTCGATCTTTAGCCGGGTTTACTCCCGTTGCCAGTTATGGATCCCGTCAACCGTTGTGCCCAGAAGAATTGGGGTCTGTGGAAAACGTCCGGTTTATCCTGTCGCCATTGCTCAATCCATTTCAAGCGGCTGGCGCCGCTGTAGGCGCGACCGGCATGATTGCGGATAACGCCACAAATATCGATGTTTATCCGCTGCTGCTGATCGCCAAGGAGGCGTATGGCCTAGTGCCACTAAAGGGCAGCAATGCGATCACTCCAACTGTGCTGAATCCTGGCATGCCAAGTAAATCCGATCCGTTGGGTCAGGTTGGTTTTGTTGGCTGGAAAACCTATTTTGCTGCCAAGATACTCAATGAAAATTGGCTGGTTCGCGGCGAGTTTGGTTGTACCGCCCTTTAATTTATGCGGGGCATGATTTTGTGTCATGCCCCATATTTGGAGACATTAGATGCACAATCCATCGTACAACTCAGTTAACGGCAATATTAATTTGGGGAACGCTCAGTTAGCTGAAGGCACTAACGCCGGCACCATTAAAACGGTTCAGGCCATTGATTTTATGATTGGCGAGCTGCTTTACTCAAAAGCGATTACCGACAACATTGCAGTGACGGCTGGCGCCGTTCAGGCAGCCGGCACAACGGCAATCTATTTGATCTCGATCAATTCGTCCGGCACAGTGACAACCACCAAGGGCGGAGAGCAAGTGACTGGCTCCGGATTGGCTATGCTTTGGCCATCCATACCAGCAAACAACGCAGTTATTGGTGCCCTGAAAGTTGCAAATGCCACTAACCCATTTACAGCCGGCACCACTGACCTAAGCGCCGCAGGCGTGACGGCTACGTTTTATAACCTGATGACTATGCCGTCATTTACTTTGCTGGCATAGTTTGACTGAAACCGCAGGCATTATTTAGCCCGTTGAAAAACGCGCAAGGAAAAGCAAATGTCCGATTTTGATTTTGAGAATTCCGACAATAAAGATGATTTGGTTCTTCACGCTAGATCGATCGGATTGCCGGTCGATCAACGTTATAGCATTGATCGACTAAAGGACCTGATTCGGTCTGAAAAAAAGGTATTGGATTCGCAACCTACTGAGGCAGATCAGGCATCCCAGCAGATGATGCGACTGATGATCCACAAGACCGAAGGCGATACCGGTTCCATCGATGTTCCGGTTTCTGTCAACGGTAAAACCTGGTTGATCAAGCGCGGTCATGAGGTGATTGTGCCTAGGTATGTCGTTGATGTGTTGAAAAATGCCGTCCGTGATATTTACGTTCCGGTCGACACCAGGGACGCGACGAAGGGGCAAGAACGGCGCGAAGTACCGGCGTATCCTTTTACGGCGATGGCCGCGTAATCAATGACCAGGTCAGATCTGATGACATTGTTTAGGGTATTGGCGGAAGATGCCAAGGAACCTTATCAAACATCGGATTCGACTTTAATTAAGTACATCCGTGAAGCGGAAAAGGAAGGCGCCGAAAGATCCTTGTACTTGAAGCTGGGCGATGATTACAATTTTTTGGCTTCATCCGGAAAAGCCAGTTATGACGTTGATACTGAAATAATTTTCATTGATCGCGTCAAACTGAGCGGTGCCGTGTGGCCATTAGTTAAGACGACAAAGAGAGAACTGGATTTCTCAATCAATAATTGGGACACGGCAACAGGTGAGCCAAAATATTGGTTTCAAGAACAGGATATTTTGACGCTATATCCTGTTCCGACACAATCGTATACGGTCATGCTATCCGGATCGCGCCGTCCTGTTTCGGATATGGAAACGCCTGAGAGATACCACGAATCGTTGGTTTACTGGTGTTTGTACAGGCATTTTTCGAGTCCGGATGTGGATGTTCAAAACCCTGGTTTATCGCTGAAATACAAGGCAGATTTTGACAAAGCGTTTGGCCATCGTCGATCGGCTCAATGGGATGCTGTGTATCGCGATACGTCTGAGTTTTCAAGCATGGCCATACATCCATTTGCATGAAAGTCATCGGCCCACAATTCGGCAAAAACGGCAATTTGTTGTCAGTTGGCATGAATAACCGAGCGATGGATCACGCCGTTCCTCCGGGACAGTTGCGTAATGCGGTTAACGTGGATTTCGACAATGTTGGCAATGTGTTGTTTCCCAGGATCGGAACCGCTCGGGTTTACACTGGAGTCAATTGCCATTCTTGGCTTGAGCGTGAGGACGATTACGGCCTTGGCTTGTTTGTTGAAGGCGATGGTCTGAAGCGGCTAAATTTCGATTACACGGCGGTGACAGTAAAGACTGTCGGCAATGCGCCGATGAGTTATTGCCAAGTGGATGAGACGGTCTATTTTGCCAATAACGAAACGTCGGGCCGGTATCGTCAAGGTCAGGTGTTGGAGTGGGGCGTGCCGACGCCGTACAACCAGTTGCAAGTGACGCCGATTGATTTTGGCGACATGCACGCCGGGGACTATTTAGTCACGTTGACCTGGCTGGCCAATGGCGAAGAGTCTGGCGCTGATGCGTCGGTGCGGGTGACGGTGCCGGACGGCGGCGGAATTCGGCTGAGCAATTTCCCTGCTCCGCCGGCGTTTGTCGACGGCGTATCGGTGTATGTATCGTCGGTTAATGGGCCTGAGTTGTATTTGTACGGCGATTATCCGGCTGATACCGGGTCGGTAGATGTTGCCCAGTTTGACGGCGATGTGGAATTGCAAACGCAATTCATGACTAAACCGCAACCAAAAACAGGATTGACGGTGCATTCCGGTCGAATTTACTGGATTGACGGCAAGCTGGTTCGATTTACCGAGGCGCAAAATTATCTGCTGCAAGGGTCGGGCAATTATTTTCCGTTCGAGGATGCGGTGACCAACATTATCAGCACTCCGGGACCGTTGTTTGTCACGACAACCGTAGGCATTTATGTGGTAAATGGCATCGATAGCGGCAACCCTACCGAACTGCGTCAAGTGAAGAACTACGGGGCGCCGGCTTTGCGCGGTGTGCAATACGATCGTCAAAATGCCGTAGCTTATCTGATGGC